CGACTAGCCCTTTTGAGAAATTCGACGTCATACTAAACATGGTTGAAAAGGATGGTTTCCTGGTCAATCTCTTCAAGAAAAACCAGCTGGGTTTAAGAGAAATCTTCGTTTTAGAGATAAAATCAAGAATAGTTGCCAGATTCATTGAGACCATCTCTAGATCCATTTCAAAGATGGTGGGCTGTGAGATGATGACTAAGAGCCAAGACAAAATCAGGCGGTCAGACTCTCACTTTGAGAGATTGGGGGCTTACAAAGTGGAAGGGAAAACTCTGACTCTCATAGATAGTGCAGACAAGACGACTTGGTGCCAAAAATTCATAATGAGGATGTTTTATTGCATGTTCCATGGTCTACTTGGTAGTGATGTATGTAATGTCATCGCCAGGTGCCTAAATGTCTTTACAATGAAAAAAAATTGAACTTCCACAACACGTGGCTGATGCGTTCCTTAAGGATCAATCAAAACAAGTCACCTCAAAACTGATCAATGAACTCAAGCACCAATTCTTAGGCGATGGTGGGGATCTGATTGATAGACTCGGAATCTACATGAAGAACAGATCGAACATGATGCAAGGCATACTTCATTTCACCAGTTCTCTTTATCATTCTTGCATCCTGTCTGTCTCAAAACATGTCTCACTCTGCCTCCATAAAACATTGTCATCTGCACATAAGCTGGATGCTAAGAGCAGGTTGGTCATTACAAGCAAGTGCGGATCAGATGATTCAAGCACAATAAGATCTCTTCAAGGCATCAGCGATGAGAACGAAGCATTTTCAAGGAAGTTTCTTTTCTGCCTCTCTTATGTCGAGTCAGAGATAGTTAAGGATTTTGGTCACCTCCAGAGTCCTGTTAAGGCTACATCCAACAACAGCAATCTTGTAGAAGAGTTTTATAGCAGTTGGTTGATCGGCAATACGGTCGTTGTTCCCAAACTCAAGTTCATCTGCCCTGCCATATCCGTCCCAGCAGTTGGAGACTTTGAGATGCGTCA